GGATTGGACTATGCAGCGTTGGAATGGCTTTGTAAAATATATGCAGTGAAAGATCCTGTCTCCATCTTTGAGGGATTACAGGTGATGGAAGCCGCTGCACTGACAACCTTCAACAAGAAAAGCTGATGGCGAACGTCACCACTGAACTTAAGGTTGTCGTCAGGTCTGTCGGCAAGGGCGAGATCGACAAGCTCAGCAAGGCTTTAAACGACCTTGGATCAAAAGCACTGAAGCCAGTTGATCAAAAGCTCAAGAGTAGTGTTGCAGAGCTGAAGCAACTTTCTTCACAATCGACGCAAACAAAAAATAATATCAAAGGTTTCAGCAATGCCTTCAAAGAGCTTGCCAATAATTTAGAAATTGGCAGCAAAGAATTTAAAGAGGCTACTGCAGAAGCGAAGAGACTTGATGCGCAGCTTGAGAAACTAGAAGGTCGCAAGCCTGCTCGTGGCGCTCGGTTAAGAGGTGCTGCACAGACTGTTGGCGCAATTGCTGCTGGTGGTGTATTTGGCGGTCCTGAAGGCGCACTTGGCGCAGCTATCGGCGGAATCGCTGGTGGTGGTCCTGCGGGTGCTGCTGTTGGTGCTGCCATTGGCGCACAAGTCGGTCAATTAAGGCAAGCTGCAGGCGCAACTGCTGAGTATGCGGCAAACCTGAGCAAACTAAGAATTGCTTTTCTTGGTGTTACGACTAGTCAAGAAGAATATCAGCAGGGCTTGGTATTTATTCAACAGACAACAAAAGATTTTGCGATTCCACAAGAGGTCGTAACTCGTCAATTCACCAAGTTGCAGGCATCTGTCCAAGGTGCTGGTGGCAACCTTGAAGATACAAAAACTGCATTCAACGGCATTGTTGCTGCTGTAAGGGCGACTGGCGGATCACTTTCTGACGTTGACGCTGCACTGACTGCAACGGCACAGGTCTTCAGTAAAGGCAAGGTTTCTGCAGAAGAACTGCGGCAACAAATTGGTGAACGCTTGCCAGGTGCATTTACGTTGTTTGCCGACTCAATGGGCAAGACTCCGCAAGAGCTTGATAAAGCTTTAGAGAAAGGTGAGGTCAGCCTGCAGGATTTCCAAAAATTTGCAGAAGCAATATTTAAACGTTATGGAGAAAATGCAAAAGCGATTGCTTCAGGTCCTGAGTCTGCAGGTGATCGCTTAAAAGTTGTCCTTGAAGAATTGTCGGAAAATATTGGTACTTTGCTCGCACCTATAGGCAGTGCTTTTCAAACTGTTTTCGCAGAAATTGCAAAAGCTATCAACATAGCTATCAAGGCTCTAAACAGATTTCTTGGGCTAGGAGAAGAAGGCCTTGAAGCGCGAATTAAAAGGCTTGGTGAACAGATTGATACTGCCTTGGCTACCGCTGAATATTTTGAAGGCGCTCCAATGGGTGCGCAGGCGCGAAAAGAAGCGGCCAGATTGTTTGAAGAGCGCAGTGATTTGATGGTTCAATTGCGCGAATTGCAAGCAAGAGGTGTAGAGCAACCTGAGGCTGGTACAGGTCTTCCTGGAATCACAGATCTTGATTCTGGTGGTGCCGCCGGTCGTGCGCGTAAGGACATATCAAAAGCAGAAGCGGCTCTTAGAAAGCAAATTGTTGAAGCACGTCGAAATGAAAACGACCTTTTGGCTGCTCAGCTTGGTTTTGACCTTGCAAGGCAAAAACTTTCTGAGTCTGACCTGAAAGATCGTGAGCGCAGCACAAAGCTTTTAGAAATCAATCAAAACGAACATGACGCAATTGTAAAAATTCTCGAAGATCGCGCTAAAAAGCAAACTGAAACTATTGACGGTGTTGAAATTGAAGAAAAAGCATTGTTTGCCGTTGGCAAGCAGCTTGCGGAAAATTTAAATGCACAAGATCAGTTCGCTAAAAAGCTTAGTGAGACCGATAAGTTATACAAACAAGTCGGCAAAACTATTCAGCAAAGTGTTGGCAGTGCAATTGAAGGGCTAATCTTTTCAACACAAAGCCTTGGTGAATCATTAAGCAATTTTGCTAAAAGCCTTGCAAGTATGTTTTTGCAATTTGGAATTAAAACTGCTTTCAGCGCACTTGGTGAAGGCGGAGGGTTCTTGGGAAAACTTTTTGGCAGCGCTAACGGCAATGTGTTTGCTGAAAACAAGATTGTTCCCTTTGCCTATGGCGGCATTGTTGACAAGCCAACGCTGTTCCCGATGGCAAATGGCATGGGCCTAATGGGTGAGGCTGGCCCTGAAGCAATCATGCCTTTGCGTCGAAATAGCTCAGGCCGTCTTGGTGTTGAGGCTGCAGGGACAGGTTTTGGCAGCGTGGTCGTGAATGTTGATGCAACTGGATCTAGCGTGCAAGGAAGCCAGCCAAATTCTGCGCAACTTGGCAAAGCAATTGGTGCTGCTGTTCAAGCAGAATTGATCAAGCAAAAACGTCCTGGAGGCTTGCTTTCTCGCTAATGGCTACTTTCCCTTCTATCGAGCCTGATTTTGGTTCTACAGAAAACAGCAACCCTAGGGTTCGCAGCGTTCAATTTGGGGACGGCTATGTTCAAAGGTTGAGTTTTGGCCTGAATACAGACCTAAAGGTTTGGAACCTGAGTTGGACAAACATCTCTGACACCGACGCCTCAACTATTGAGGACTTTTTAGAAGCTAGAAATGGCAGCGAAAGTTTTTCTTGGTCTCCACCAGATGATTCATCGACTTACAAATGGATCTGCCCAGAGTGGCAAAAAACGCTGACGCATGGTGGTGTGAATAAAATTACTGCCAAGTTCCAAGAGGTGGCTGACCTGTGAGCGACGTTATTATTTTCGACGAGCTGCTCAAGGATTCTCCGCTTGCAGTCATTGAACTGTTTGAGCTGCATCTTGACCTAGCGATTCACGGCAGCGACACGATTTATAGGTTTTTCAACGGCGTTGTCGTTCAAACGCAAACAGGCGAAATTATTTACCAAGGCAAGACCTATATGGCGATGCCGGTTGAAGCTGATGGTTTTGAATACAAGGTAGGGCAAAGCGGTTTTCCTCGTCCGACGTTGCGTGTTGGCAACCTGTTTAGCGTCGTTTCAACATTATTGGTAAACGTCAATGAAACAACCTATGGCAACGATTTAACTGGAGCAAAAGTTATACGCCGCAGAACGCTGACGCGATTTTTAGATGACGTAAACTTCGACAACGGCACGAACCCGTATGTCCCAACGGGTGGGACGTTGACACATGAGGAGCTGCCGCAAGAGATCTACTTCGTAAACCGCAAGGTGCTTGAAACCCGTGACGTTGTTGAGGTGCTTGAAACCCGTGACGTTGTTGAATTTGAGCTGGCAGCAAGTTTAGACCTTGAGAACATTCGCGGTCCAAAGCGCCAATGCCTGCAAAACATTTGTCAGTGGCAGTACAAGGGTGGCGCTGATGGAACGTTAGAAGGTTGCCCGTGGCGACCAGATGGCGTGATCAACGATATGCGTTTCTACGATGAAAACGACAACTTGCTTAATGGGAGTGCGGCGACAAATTTTGCGTACAGCAGCGGAGACGAAATTTTAAGCAGCGGCAGTTCTTTGACTGCTGGGCAATATCTTGTGTCGTCCAACGGATGGTATCGAGCGCAGTTTGGAACGACAGGCGACTTTTTCGTTTATGGCAAAAATAACGATCCAAACAACATTACGGATGTGAGTTGGAGAAGTGCAACGTCAGGTCGAGCTGAAGGTGGTTTTATTAAGGTTGGCACAAACGGAGATTTGTTTATTCAAAACGCATCAGGCGGATTGGTTTGGCAGACAGCAACAGAATTTGAGGGCCAGTTAAGCACTGCAAGGTTTAACGGGTATCTGCCTGACTCTGGAACGCCTGGGCGACACGCTACTTTTTATCATGAGATTTTTGGCAATGCCGACGACTATTCTGCTGGCAGTCAAACACGGGACAAAACTTTTACGCTTGCAGATGGGCGCACGGTTGAGCTGAGATTTACGGCCTCAAGTGTTCTTCTGCCAACTGACTCTCCCGCGCGTGTTCTTGGCGTCAATCGTCGCTGGGAGAACCCGACTGATACGTTTACCGCACCAGTTACTGC